TGCATACTTAGCATTTACTTCTACTGCCTTTTCTCTCATAGCATCTAGCCACTCAATTAGTTTATCGCGCCCCTTACTTCCATTTAGCACATTATGTCCTAATTGTCCAGTTAATGAAACACCTAGAAGTCTTTCATCCTCACAGTTCTTTTGCCATTGCTTACGAAGATATTTGAATCTGGTAAATGTTGACTGAAATGTTCCAAGGATAGTGGCAATTTCTACTTTCTCTAGTAGATCATCTAAATTATCGTTCTCTCTTACTACCACTTCAGTAAGGTTGCAAAATTCAAACGGCTTCAGGATAATTTCTGAGCATGGATTGGTGCCAAACTCTGCTGTTGCATCTCTCCGTCCATTCTTAGAAGCAACTTTACGAGCAGCGTCCCTAGAGAAGATTCCCCGCTCACCACTCTTAGAATCATACAAAGACTTCCATTCAGCCATAAATACTTCCATAGTTGGCTTTGTTTCGTATACGGCTGAGTTGTTTGCAAGGGCTCTTTGACCGTTGTATTCCCACCATGAACCAGACTTTGCAGAAGCCATATTACGATCTTCAAGGTCCGATAGTGAAATCATTGCTGAACGTCTAACCCCTCCAACTACGACAACTTCTGCAACCTTGCACATAATGTCGTGAGCCTCTAATGGAGTAATTTTTCTACCAGCAGCAGATTTTATTGTCTCTACGGTAAATTTAAAAAGTCTTTCTAATGGCTCTGGGCCAGATGCTCTGCCTCCAAAAGTTTTTAGCCTTGCTCCTGCGGGCCTAACATTTGATACATCCCATGAAGGAACTTGCCCCTGATATAAAAGAGCAATAAGTTCTCTTAGTGCTTTAGCCCAACCAGCCTTAGAGTCATCCACAACGATGACAGTAGAAGAATCTTCAAAGTGTTCATTTACTACAGGAAGTTGATTGACATACTTTGACTCTACTGAATATCCAACTCCTGTCCCACACATAAGGATATACATTGCCTCATCGAATGATCTAAGTGAGTCTACGGGAAGATATGAGCAATTATATAAACAAGTATTGTCTCTTTCTAGCGCTGGTCCAGCAGTCATAAGACCACGCATAGATGGCATAACTTTAGTATTAAGAATATAATCTTCTATTTTATTTTTAATAGATTCATCAACTTTGTAGTTATTATGTTTTTCTAGTGACTCACAGATATAATCTACAAATCTTTTAACAGTTTCGTGCCAGTCCTCTCTACGGTTTTCTTCATCCATCCATCTTGCATAGCGTGTCTTGTGGATAACTTGTTGGTAGGCGGTTGGTAATGAAACTGTCATTTTTTTCTCCTATTAAAATATAAAATATAGTCACCACACATAGTGTGGCGACCTAAACAATTCTACTACTGATGGTGTTTAAAGTATAAGATTTTTGAGTATGATATTATATCGGAATGATTACAATTCAAGAACTTCACGCCTACAAAAAATTATCAGATTCAGGGATTCTTCCATCATTAGTTTGTCCAGTAGATGTTCTTCATGATGAAATTTTTCCCTGGTTAGATGAAGAGGATAAAGTTTGTCTTTGGTGCATTTATTGCAATGCAAAGGTTTATTTAGGTTCTGAAAGAGAAAACTATATTAAGTCGTTACTTGGTCGGTAACAAAAATATTACCTGCCATTAAAGTAGTTACTACACCAGTTACAGTTTCAAATTGCACATCGTATACCCAATTTTTCTTTGCGTCTAATAACGAAGATTCAACAGATGATAATGTGAACAAAACTTTACCAGCAGAAGCAGATGTAACACTTGTATCAAAATCGGCTGTTGTTGTTGTTGCACCCTTTTCTTTGACTGCTCCGGTAAAGATAGATCCCGCAGGTATAGAGTAAGCGCTACCAGAAGTATTAAGTGTTAGCATGAATTGAAGAGTGTCACCTCTATATAATTGAAAAGAATTATATGCTGGCATCGTCATCTTTGTGCTACCACCTTATATCCAGTAAGATCAATCGCTGCCCTAATATTAACATAATTTTGATCCTCGCTGATAATATCTGCAAACACTAATTTATTATCTGGAGTAAAAATATTTACAGCGACATTTTGATAATTTAGATTATGATAAAAAAAGTGGTTGTAGTAGTTGTTTGATGAAGTTGTGAGAGTTAATTGCCCCGAGGCAGTAAGTATCACAGAATCCGTTAGTGCATTTACAGATGTTACTGCGGCACCAGTTACTATTGCAGAACTAAGATTTAGTTGAATAGTGTCTACTATTGACTGATAATCAATACTAATATTTTCTACTGCATCGGAGTACGTTATAGAAATGTTATCAATTTCAGACATCATATACTCCTAGATTCAAGTTTTTCTACTCTTTGTTCAATCCTATTGATAGCATCTCTAAGGGAGGTTCCAGAGTTTGGCTTAAGTTCTTTATCTATATTATCTAAATTTAATTCTACTGTTTTAAACTTAGAGTCTACTTTTTCTAAACAATATTCTATTTTTCCAAGCCGCTCCGAAAATCCTGGTCTAGCAGGATGCCCTGGCCTTTCCTCTTCACCGAAATAATCATCAAAAAAATGAACGATTCTTTTTATGAACTTACTACTTTTAATTGTAGCAACAATAATAATAGTAGAAGCAGTAATAAGTGCAGCCATTGCTATTATATTTTCTGTTACTAGCCAGTTTGTCATATTCAGTTGTCACCTACTATTAAATTATGGTTTATCCTTCCCAAACAATTTAATCCAGGTTGTCTTATTTGGAAGACCATCGCGTCGATCTTCCTTAATGCCGATTGACTCCTGATATGCCCTTAGTGCTGCTGTTGGGAATGGTTGTTTGCCTACAGAAAGTGGTTTTTGTTTGCGGAATCCAAGGTCATGCAGGCGGCACGCCACGCGCCAGGACGCCTTATTCTTTAATTTTTCTGTAGCAGCCTTTGTAGCAATAGCACGGGAAGGAATTGTTCCATCCCAAGTAGAAACTACAGCATTCTTACGGTATTTGCGAGCCTCGTTACGCCAGAAATTCTGATCATAGAACTGGCGGAGGGTATCGTTTTTACGGTAACGGAATGGACCATAATTCTTCTCACCAAGGAATGGGCCTGAGTCAGTCCAGTCTCCGTGGGTCACGATGCGAGAACCGTCTTCTGGCCATTCATTGAGATCCCACAGGGCTGCAAGGGTGCGAGCAACTTGTTCGATCTGGTAGGCATTAATAGTATTTGAGCGGCCTGGATCATCAATCTCTATACCCCAGGCTCTCCAATGAAGAACATTTCCTGTGCCAACTCCAACAGCACTCCAAGGCCCGCCATCGCCAGAATGATATGTTGCTCCTGCGCTGAGATACCAATTTGTACCACGATCTTTTCCGACTAATTGATTCGCAACCATCATTGGGGCAAATGCGTTAACGGCCCAATAAAGTGAAGGTGCGCCGTTGCCATTAACAGCACTTTGAGTAGAGGTGTGATGAACAACACAGGCCTGCATACCACTATCCCATGAGCGCCCCTTCTTGTCCCAATCTTTGTAGAACTGAGCATCTACACCATGGTCAATCAGAGCCTGTCTGATTTGAGCGGCACTAGGTTTAATCATTTGCATCCTCATCCTTATCTTGAGCGTCGAACGGAAGTTCGTCTTGCTCTGGAGACCATCCAGCCGGAACTGGCTGATTAGTATCAATATCTGCTAAATCAAGATCTCCATCAATGTCAGGCATTGTCAACACCCTCAGGATCTACTAGGCTTGGAGAATGGTTCTTAGTAACTCCTGCAGAAACAATTGATGTTGCATATGACAGAAGTGCGCCACCTAGGGCTAGGCCAATGTTTGTCTGCCAGTCAACAGTAAAAACGTTCAATGTGCCAGCGGCACCAAGAACGATAATAAATTGGGCAAGAGTCTTAACGGCTCTTTCGGTGGACTCTAGCCAGAAAACTTTGTTAAACATCTATTTCTCCTTCTGTAATAGGTAACGATTCTGCATCAGTTTGATATGTTCTTACATCTTCATACGCCGCTCCGCCAATGTAGGCGGCAACCACCGTACCGATCAGAGCAAAGGATGAAAGTACCAGAGTTTGTGCTAGCGATGTATCATCCCATCGAACTAATGTATAAACTATTATACCCATAGCAAAAATCATAGAACCGAATACTGCACGGCGGCGCAGTTTCCAGGAAGGCTTCGTTAGCAAATCGTTACCTTTCATCCTAGATCTCCTTTTTACTACATGTGTATAATGTTCTTTAATATTTAAAACATGTTAAACATTGTTAGATTTTTAACATTTGTAATAAGTATACTTTCTAATATATTATAAAACACACAGCACAAATCAGAGCCAGGACAAAAACAAGACTACAATATAACTATAACTCCTGAGGAGAAAAATGGACACCATGACAGAACAATCAGCATCTGCAACAGTAGCCCAAAATGTCTTGACAAAGCAAGATCGGTGTGACACAGGTGGCTGTCCTGCACAAGCATGGGTATTGGTAAAATTTCTTTCGGGAGAATTG